TACCGAGTCATCCACCTGCGTGCCTGTGTCTGTAATGACACATCGGTATCTATTTATATACATCGAAAGGTAAATTGATTATGTCTAATAAGCAGAATGTCGTTATCCGTGGTAAGCTTAGCTTCTGCAAGCTCCTCGATCACCAGCTCTCGCTGAACTACAACAAGGACGGCAAGGAGTGGAAGACTGATATCCAGATCGATAAGGATACGGTTAAGGAACTGAAGGGATACGGCATCGCTGACCGGGTGAAGATGAAGACTGAGTACCTCGATGGTGCCCCGTTCCTCAGCTTCAAGCAGACCGAATTCCGTAAGGACGGTGTTACCCGGAACAAGTCTGTTCCCGTAGTTGACGTCACCGGTAAGCCGTGGCCACAGGATGAAGATCACGAACTTGGTAATGGTACTGTAGCTGATCTCCGCTTCGAGGTTATTGACTTCGGACCCGGCAAGAAGAAGGGGGTGTACATCCGTGGCGTACGTGTCCTTGATCATGTCAAGTACGAACGACAGGCGTTTGCTCCGCTCTCTGAAGATGATGAATACTTCCGGGCAGCGGTTGAAAAGGAGGACGAGATCAAGGAATTCCAGAAGGACTTCGGCCTTTCGGAAGACGCCCTTGATGATGAGATTCCTCTTTAAAAGTATAGAGGTTCTCTACCACGGTAGAGCAGGGAGAAGAACACCTGAGCGGCAAGGGAAGTCTTGTCCGTGGGTTCTTCAGAGTGAGTTTCTAGAACTCCCCGGTGGGTGGAAGGCCCACACTTTATAGCCGGAGAACAGAACATAATGGCAAAACGAATTGAGTTTCATTTCCAGCGCAAGGGCGAGGTCGTAATGACGGGCTTTTGTTCCGTCGATGTAGACGACCCCTTTGATGCCAAAGAGATTGGCAAGAAGCTGAAGGCTCAGGAATTCTCTGAGTTTCTCCCCACCAATGTAGAATGGCTTGACGACGACAACTGGGAATTCCTCCGTCCTGTAAAGGAAGCCGAATGACCAAGACACTAGATACCCTCGTACAGGATGTCTACGCCCTCTTCGATCCGAAGATCACACATACACCGAATGAAGAGAACCTAGATGAGTTTGCTGAAACAATTAAGCAAATCCTTCGTATCAGGCTCTCTCAAAGAGAAGACGTTAGTAATCCTTTGCGTTTCTCTTCTCTTGGTAGGCCGGATCGTCAGGTGTGGTACATGGCTCAGGGGGAAGCTCCGGAAGAGCTGTCTCCCAAAACCTATTACAAGTTTCTGTACGGAGACTTGATTGAAGCGTTGCTTCTATTCCTAGTTAAGGAGGCCGGTCATTCTGTCGAAAGACAGCAGGAAGAAATTGAAGTTGATGGTGTCCTTGGTCATATCGACGCGATTATTGATGGTGTCGTTGTGGACGTTAAGAGTGCTTCTCCGTATGGCTACCAGAAATTCAAGAACAATACGATTGTTGGAGATGATCCTTTTGGGTATATCCAGCAAATCTCTGGCTATAGCAATGTCCTTACACCGGGACGAGGGCCAGCATTTCTCGCAAACGATAAAGTACATGGAGATATATGTGTTACGCCTGTTTCAGCGTCTATTACCGCAGCTTACAAACCTGAAGAACGAATTGCTCACCTTAAGGAAGTTATTGCCTCTGACACGCCTCCAGACCGATGCTATCCTGACGAGCCTGATGGCCAGTCTGGCAACCGTAAACTTGGTACAGGTTGCAGTTACTGCACCTTCCGGAATCGTTGTTGGCCTGACCTTCGTACTTTCCTGTATTCTAGCGGCCCGCGCTACCTTACGACTGTAAAGAAAGTGCCTAATGTCCCGGAGGTTTAAGCAAAAGTTTCGTAGTGGATTCGAGCAGAGGGTCAGCGGACACAACCCATTAGCCGCCCATGAACCATCAGAACCTCGAATTAACTACACTCTGACGAAGAGATATATCCCTGATTTTGTATTGCCAAACGGCGTCATAGTCGAAACCAAGGGGTATTTCTCTTCGGAGGATCGTACTAAGATGCTTCTAGTTAAGAAGCAGAACCCTTGCCTCGAAATCAAGTTTCTCTTTCAACGCGCTAACAATCGTCTAACGAAGTCTCCTAACTCGTTGATGTATTGGGAGTGGTGTGAGAAGCACGGCTTTGATTGGGAAGAGGGAGAACACATTCCACAAGGATGGTACGATGAATGTCTGTAATAGGTGTGCAGAACTTTTAACGGACGCTAATTGGTATCCTTCTTATAAAAAGAAAGGTTGGCATATTTGTCGTGAGTGCGATAAGGCTCGCCAACGAGAACATACTAAAAATAATCCAGAAAAATACAAGAAGAGACATTTGCATAAATACGGGATATCTGTTTCTGACTATGAAGTAATGTTCGAGAAACAGAAAGGTGTTTGCGCAATTTGCGAACAAACTTGTATTAGAGAATCACTTTGCGTAGACCATGATCATAAAACCGGCAAAGTGAGAGGACTACTTTGTATTAAATGTAACGCGGGTCTTGGACATTTCAATGATAATACAGATCTTTTAGAAAAGGCTAAGATTTATTTATGGACGTAAATTATGTTGCTCACATGGGTGACGATCTTATGGTTGCTAACGCAGCCCGTGTCTCGTTCGATAAACACAAAGAGACCTTTGATGAAGGTGATGAGAAGCTTCTTAAGTATCTAGCAGCTCACAATCACTGGACACCGTATGCACACCCTCAGATTACTCTACGGATGAAGGCTCCCATCTTCGTACGAACCCAGTGCTTCAAGCACAAGCAGGGCTTCGTCGAGAATGAAGTCTCTCGTAGGTATGTTGATGATGCTCCGGAGTTCTTAATCCCCGATGAATGGCGAGGACGTCCTACCCAAGGGGCCAAGCAAGGTAGTGCCGGTACTATCGACGCAAAGTGGTTGAAGATTGACTACCAAGATCTTCTTGAGCAAGTGCTGGCTATTTATGAAGATATGATTGAAGCTGGTGTCGCACCTGAACAGGCTAGGATGGTTCTGCCTCAGTCTATGTACACTAGTTGGTATTGGACAGGTAGTCTCGCAGCTTATGCCCGCTTCTACAAGCAGCGTATCGATCCTCACGCACAGAAAGAAATTCAAGACCTAGCGAAGATGGTTGGAGAAATCATTCAGCCTATCTTCCCTGTAAGTTGGAAAGCACTGACTGAGTCTCCGGATCAAGCCATTCAACTATTCGAACGTATCAAGCATGGTGATGAAGAGCATCAAGCTTGGCTAAAGACAGAACTGGAAAAATACTTTGGGTAAGACACATCTAATTATCGGAGATAGCCATGCGCATCCGGACTTTTCTAACGAACGCTTTACGTGGCTTGGTAAACTTATTCACGATATCCGGCCCGACGTGGTGGTTAATATTGGCGATCTTGCGGACATGGCATCGCTTTGCGCTCACTCCCGGCGGATTGAATTGGAGAATGCGCGATACGTTAACGATTGTGACGCTGCAAAGGATGCTCAAGAGCGACTCTTTCACGAAGTTAGAAAGCACAAGAAAAAACTTCCTCGATTTATATGGACTCTGGGCAATCACGATATCCGAGCTGAGCGATTCGTACAAGACAACCCGGTATTCGAAGGACAACTGAAGAATGAAGACATTGGTTACAAAGATTACCCGTGGGAAGTTGTTCCCTTCTTGGATACAGTCAGTATCGACGGGATCGGTTATTCACATTACTTCACTAGTGGTATTATGGGGCGTCCTATTTCAGGTCAGCACCCAGCTTGGACAATAATCAAGAAGAGGAATCAGAGTTCGACATGTGGCCATTCGCACGTACTTGATTACAAGATTGACAGGACGCCGGGTCGCTCGCTTATGGGACTCGTGGTCGGAAACTTTATTGGCTTCCGTATGGGTTACGCTGGTCCTGCTAACGATATGTGGAGTGACGGTATCGCTGTATGCCGCAATGTCGAAGATGGCCTCTATGATCTCGAATGGATTTCAATGGCCCGTATAAAGAAAGCATATGGATGAGGACATGGCAATAATGGATGATGAATATCTTGATCCTCTTGTCCGTCTTGCTATTATCGATAAATACGAAGCATGGGAGCTTGTAGAATTCTTGAATATTAGCATTGAACGGATCGTTGATCTGATCGAAGAAGAGATTGTAGAGAACCTTCCTGACATTAAGGAAGACCTTGGAATGGAGAATGATAATGAAGACGGAGAATGAACTCGTGAATGAACCCAGCCTTTACTTCTGGCTGGGAGCTGATGGTGAAGTCGAAGAAGTTTCTGAAGCAGAATTCACTAAGCTTCAGGAAGATGTTCGAGCAGACTTGGATCGATGGGCTGAGGTAGAACTGGGAGACGGAGGTACCATTGTCTGAGCGCGATCCCAACGGTGTTAGTCCCGACCAGCCCGGAGCAAAGCTGGACGCTGGTAAGCCTTGCCCTCATCGGGGAGCAATCAGTTATTTTCCAAGAGCAATTGAGTCTGTTGCCGAAGTTTCCACTTTCGGAGCTACAAAGTACACTTGGAATGGCTGGCGGACAGTACCCGAGGGAGTGGCCCGCTATTCTGACGCAATGGTACGACACCAGCTCAAAGAGGGTAAGGGAGAGATTCTGGACCCTGATAGTGGACTACGCCATGCAGCACACATTGCATGGAACGCACTAGCACGCCTTGAACTTATGTTGATGGAGCTTGAAGATGTCCGGGATGAACCGGTACAGCGAGAAAGAAAGACGGAAGCAGCGTCGTAAGTTGAGAGAGAATAAGGACCGTCGTAAAAAGCGGTCCTCTTTCTTTGAGTATAAAGGACTGGTAGAGTATGAAGAACGTGACTAGAGAAGAGAAGGTAGACGAGTTCCGTCGAGCAGCAGGCAAGGGTACGTACAAGGAGAATTCTGAGACTGAACTGATCCTTGACTGTATCCACGAAGAGTTCATGGAGTTCTATGATGCGGTAGAAGACTTCGAGATTAATCCCTCCACCGCCTCTCGTGCGCAGCTTTGTAAGGAATGGGCCGATCTACAGTACGTAGTCTCTCAAGCTGCTGTGTACTTTGATATCCCGGCAGACGTTGCCTTCAATCGTGTACATAACAGTAACATGACGAAGGTTATCGAGGGCAAGGTTATCTTCCGAGAGGATGGAAAGATTCTCAAGCCAGATACTTATCGAGCCCCTGATATGCGAGGACTTTAATTTGACCAATCCGTTTCCGAGTTTGTACGAAGAAGTTATTTTCAAGAGCCGTTATGCTAAGTGGCTAGAGTCTGAGAACCGTCGAGAGAATTGGGACGAGACTGTTCTTCGCCTGATTGATTATTATGATCGTTCTACAGATATGGCTCTGTCTGTAGCTAAACATCGTCAAAATGTTTATGATGCGATCTTCAATCTCGATGTAATGCCTAGTATGCGGGCACTGATGACTGCTGGTCCTGCACTCGACCGTTGCAACGTAGCCGCTTACAACTGTGCATATCTCCCTGTAGATAATCCTCGTTCTTTCGACGAGGCTATGTACATCTTGATGTGTGGTACAGGTGTTGGTTTTTCCGTAGAGGATGATTATGTCCGACAACTCCCAAAAATCGCCGAAGAGTTCAGTGAGACTGATACAGTCATTCGAGTTGGCGATAGTAAAGAAGGATGGTCCCGAGCCTTCCGAGAACTCATCAGTCTACTCATTGCGGGTCAGTCTCCGCGATGGGACGTTTCAGGAGTACGACCTGCTGGAGCGAGACTCAAGACATTTGGAGGTCGCGCTTCAGGTCCAGAACCCCTCGTTGATCTATTCGACTTTACTGTCCGCTTGTTCAAGGGCAGTGCTGGCCGACGGCTATCGACATTGGAGTGCCACGACCTAATGTGCAAGATCGCCGACATTGTTGTTGTCGGTGGTGTACGACGCTCTGCGATGATCTCTCTGTCTGATGTGACAGATGATCGTCTGCGTAAGGCTAAGGCTGGTGCATGGTGGGAAGCTAGTGGGTATCGTAGGTTGGCTAACAACTCTGCTGTGTATTCCCGTAGGCGTCCTGACATGGACCTCTTTATGAAAGAATGGAAGTCCCTTTATGAAAGCAAGTCCGGTGAACGAGGCTTCTTCAGCCGATATGCCTGTCAGCAGATTGCTGCTAGGAATGGAAGACGAGATGCTAGCTATGATTTCGGAACAAATCCGTGCAGCGAAATCATTCTCCGACCTTACCAGTTTTGCAACCTTACTGAGGTCGTGGTCCGAAGTGATGACAGCCTTGAGTCGCTTAGACGGAAAGTCGCGCTTGCCACTATCCTTGGGACAATTCAATCCACCTTCACAGATTTTAAGTATCTAAGGAAGATTTGGGCTAAGAACTGTGAGGAAGAACGACTTCTCGGTGTCTCTCTTACAGGTATCTGTGATAACCCTTCTCTTGTAATCAACGAGGAAGTCCTTAATGAACTACGTCAAACAGCAGTGGACACGAATGCTGAATGGGCTGAGCGGTTGGGTATACCTAAGGCAGCCGCGATCACCTGTGTCAAGCCTTCTGGTACTGTTAGCCAGCTTGTTGATAGTGCCAGTGGTCTTCATGCTCGGCATAGTCCTTATTACCTGCGTACTATTCGAGCAGACAATAAAGACCCTCTCACGTCCTTTCTCAAAGATGCGGGAGTTTATTCGGAACCGGATGTAATGTCTGCTCTGAATACGACAGTCTTCTACTTCGCTAAGAAAGCCCCGAAGGGAAGTTACATGCGTGACGACCTAGGAGCTATCCCGTCTCTGGAACTGTGGGAAACTCTGCAGGATCATTGGTGTGAACATAAGCCTTCCGCAACTATCTATGTTAAGGAAGACGAGTGGATGAAGGTTGGTGCTTGGGTATACGAGAAGTTTGACAAGCTATCAGGCGTCTCTTTCCTTCCGCATGACGGAGGAACGTACAAGCAAGCGCCGTATCAGGAGATCACTGAGGAAGAGTACAATAACTGGTTGAAGGAACACCCTCTGCCAGAGATTGATTGGGCTGATATGAAAGCCTATGAAACCTATGATATGACGACTGGTTCTCAGGAACTCGCCTGTACTGGTGGAGCCTGTGACGTTTCTGTAATTGGTAATATTAGTGGAGATATCCAAGATGGCTAATTCTAATCAAGTTAAGGTAGTTGAAAAGCGGCGAGCAATCTATTGGAAGGACGGACAGATTAGTAACTTCCATAATGTGAAGTGGTTTGATAGTTCTGGTACGTGGCTTCGTATGGAAAGTGATGAAGGTTACATCATTGCTAATCCTGAAAATATTAACTACATCAAGGTAGCTGCTGAGGAAAGGGTCGTTTAATGACTGATATTGTTAAGGTAGAGATTGATCCTGACAACGACGAGCAAGTTACTGACGCAACCGCAGGCCTTGAAGAAGGTTACGAAGAAGCTGCGTCTCAGCTAACCTCAATGTTGGAAGAGGCTGGCGCAGACGAAGACTCTTCGGATGAGTACAAGCGAGGCTTCTTCCTTGGGTACGCAGCGTTCTTTGCTGCTTGGCTTGAAGAACTCGAGAATGCTCGAAAGCCTGCAAAGGGTAACAGGACTTTTAACTAATGAACATCGGAGCTTTTATCAAGCTTCCACTTGCACAGGTAATGGGAGGCGTCCTTGTGACGTCTCTCCTTACTAATATCTTTCTGTTCTGGAATGGACAGAAACAAGTGGAAAAGAAGATCGAATGTGTACAAGCCGTACAGACTGTAAATAGGATTGCGACTGAGAAGAAGGTCGTCATTGAAAAGAGGCAAGATAATGTCAGCAAGGATACTCAAGTTCGCGTCACTGCTCAGCTTGACGCTATTCGTCACAGCTTGCAAAACCGTAACGACAGTCGGAAGCCCGATCTGTCCGGGCCTGCCGGTACCCCCGTCAGTCCTAACGGAGACTCCAATCCGAGCGCCATCCTTCTACCCGAAGACGAACTCATCTGCTCCGTCAACACCACCCTCGCTGCCACTTGGCCCATTTGGTACGCAGAGCAGGTAAGGATTAGGGAGGAAGAGAATGCCGGAGATAACCCCGAGAGTAGTAGCGTACCTAGCCAGTGAAGAAGGCATCTGTGACGAGGCTTATCTAGATACAGGAAAGATTTGGACATGGGCGTTGGGAGTTACTAACGCCTCTGGCCATCAAGTATACCCAAGATATAAGGATAATCCACAATCTCTAGACAAGTGTTTCGCTGTGTCGATATGGCTAATTCGCAATCGATACCTTCCTGCTGTTGTAGAGTCTCTGCCCCAAAACGCGACGGAAGCACAGCTTGCTGCAGCACTGTCGTTCCATTGGAACAGCGGAAAATTCCCTCTGTACTCAAAGGATTTCTCAAAGGCAGTTGAGATACGGAACAAGGGTCTTCTAGACGACCGTAGACTTCGAGAGCAGAAGCTCTACTACGAAGGAACGTGGCCCTCTTTGAAGTGTTCAGTGTACCCAGTTAGCCATAAGACATATAATCCTATGTTTTCTAAGGCTACGAGAATTGATCCACTGCCTTTTATTCAGAAGGCGTGGACTGAATAAACAAAAAGGCCCGCCGGGATTTCTCCTAGCGGGCCTTTTTTATTGTGTTACGGAGTAGGGCAGAGGGCCCCTATTACCGCCACCGCTACGAAGACGTAGCTCCACGGTGACGCTAGAGCAGCTGCACCTGTGACGCCTGCTGCAACAGCAAGCCAAGTGCCCTTCTCCCCCATACGTGCTTTAAGATATTCCAAAGTTTTAACCATGAACAACTCCTTTCAACCACTCACCGATTGTAAAGAATAGGCCGATCATACCTGTACCTGTGAGCCCTGAGACCAACCAAAAGGCACCGATACCTTTGTTTCGTAGTCCCAGAAGCTCATCAAGTTTAGTATTCATTTCTCTTTGGGTGTCTAACACCTGAGACATTTGGACTTCTAGAGCTGTAATCCGCTCAGCTTGTGTCGGTAGATTGTGCGGATTAGCCATTACTCTTCTTCCTCTGTTTCAGGGGGTTCTCCAAAAAGGTCTTCTCGGGCATTAGCCCTTTGATCGGTTTTGATCTCCTTGATCAGTTTGATCTTCTCGGCATCAGATAGCGTCTTCCACGAAGGATCGGCCATCTCAGTCTTGAGATCGTTGTAGATATACTGACCAGAGAGACGCTGGTACTCTTGCAGTTTGGCTGCGTCCTTGATCTCAAACTTCTTCAAGTCGCTGCGCTTTACAGGACCGATAACAGCCTTGCCAACGGCCTGACTAAGACGAGCTACTTCAGCAACCACAGGGTCTTTGTCGTTGGTCTTAGAAGCTCCAACTCCTACAAAGGTTCGATCCTTTGTATTCATCGGACGACCGAAGACATCATACTTCTGAGGAAGCTTGGAAGACAGCCCCGGAACACCATCCATCAATCTGCCCTTGACCTTACCGGAAAGACTTCCGTCTCCCGTCGTGTCACGTACAGCAGTATCGATGAAATTCTTATTGGCCTGCTTCATGATAGCCGGTTCAAACGACGAAGCCATATTGGCTGTGTAGTTAGCAATACGGCTTTCTCCCATCGGACCAGCTTCAGCGAGTTGCATGAGTTCACCGATCTGACTTGTGAAAGTGTTGTTAGACATCTGCCCGCCAATGTTAGCGACCAGCTGTACAATCTCACTCGTCAGGTCTTCATCCGACAGTTTCCCGTCCTTCTTCCTCTGAACAAGATTGGAAACGATATTGGCATTAACACCGATGGCGTCATAGCCAGACAGTGAATACCAAGTATCTCCAACCTTAATAGAGTTAGGCTGCCAACCAGTAGCCTGAAGTTCAGTCTTCCTTGCAATGTTCTCAGGACCGTCACCAGACAGTTCGTCACTCATTGCTTTCGTGTACAACCAACCAAGCACTGCCGAACCCATAAGGGTACGAGAGATAGCAAGGTCTCGCTGAGCCCCTCCTGCCTTGAAGTCCTCCCGCGTAACCTTGTCCATGAAGGACAGCGGACTACGACGGATGGCCGAGAAGAAGAGGTTGTCAGTAACACGAGTAAACGGAAGTGCAAGCTGAAGAGCGAGACGAAGAGTTCGACTACCGAGACCCATCTCTGCCCGACGAGCCTTACCCAGTTCGATAATACGAGCCAGAGGGCTTGTATCATGGATGAGCTGGATAACTGCCGTATGACGATTGGAGTGATCAATCATCTCAGGAGTAGGATCGTTGATCAGCTCCTGTACTCGATCCCACATATCGTACCCGTCACGCAGCTTACCGTCCTTACCGAGGCCTTCATTGAAGGCAGTACGAACCGCCATACCGTAGTGATCAGCGTTCTCAATCAGCGAACGGAAGAAAGAGTCCGAAGCTGCTAGAGCCTTCTTAGGGGTTTCGAGAACAGGATGAAGAAGTGCATTACCCACTTCGATCTTACTGATCTGGTGGGCAGGAACACCTTGCTTCCAAGAAGTTGCAGTATCCTTGTAGGTTTGAGCGTCCATAAGAGCACGCATCATTCCCCAATTCCGCATAGCGACTTCTCGCATCAGAACCTTATCATCAAGACTCCCCGGACGGAGCTTACCAAGAACCGCCGCTCCGCCATGTTCGAGCATATCTGCTGTCATCATGGTGAAGTTTCCAAGGAAGTTCTTGACGTGAGTACCGATACCAGAGAGCATCATAGAATAGCGGAAGCTAGTCAGGTAATCCTCAGGCAGAGGTCCCATCGCATCCTTAGTGATCTTAGCAATCTTAGCCGGATCACCATCAGCCTTCTGAATGAGTTCAGCCATGTACTTGATGTTGTCTGGATTGCTGAGATCGATGCCTTCCAAATCTGCTAGAGCAGCCTTAACACGAGCAGCCCGTTCAGCCGATACACCTTCGACATTTATACGAAGAGCGCGAAGTACACGAGCAGCGTTAGAAGTCTGGTGCGTCAGTCGTTCCTGTACGCGAGCATGGATAGCCATACCACGAACGAACTTCTGCTGCTGAGCTTCAGTTGCTGTACCATCAGTAACCTTCTTACTTAGGCGGTCAAGACGATCTGCGTTCCGCTCTACGAGAAGACGCATAGCAGTGATCTCAGCCGGAGACAGACCAACAAGAGTGCGCATAGCCTTCTTGTTATTCATCCCCATGAAGACAGCTTCTTCCATGATCTGATCTTCAGTCATGGGTTCCTGCTTAGGTAACTTCTTGGCAATGTCTCGGATGAATTCCTTAACATCATCAGTAGCATCAAACTTATCCAGATTGATACTACCCGCCATGTCCTTGGCCATCATGTACTTGCTAGCAGAAGCAGGGATTGCTCCCTGTTCGAAATCTGAACGATGGCTGAAGATAAAGTCATTCGGTTCGAGACCGGGTTCCGCTTTATACGGTTCCGTCTCTTCACGAGACCGTTCACTCATATCTGCGCGATGAGCAGTATCGCGTGCTTCAACCTCTCCAAAGAGATGTTCGTAAGCTTGATTACCTAGATCAGGAACATTACGAAGAGCGTAGACAAGGTCTCCCTTCTTACCCCTCTCTTTTGCGGCTTCCAATTCAATCTGTTTAGCCCGCGCCATATTGGCTGCCTCAAACTGCTTAAACACAGCATTATCTAAAGGCATATGCCTTTTAGCGACATTAAGAAAGTTCTGAACGAATTCAAAAGTCTCAAAACCTTGAGTATGCACAAGCCCGTAGATATTGCCGTCTTTTTGTCCGAAACCTTTTATGATTTCTTCTTCTAAACGATCAACTTCTTTGAAGTTCTGATCGTTAGTTGCGTCTCGTAGTTCTTTGGCTAGAGGAATTTCTTCCCATCTCTTGAGAACTTCGGTTCTCTCATTAGCTTGCTTTTCTAGAGTCTTATAATAATCAATGACCTTAGAAGTCACTTCGTGCAATTTTTCCTTAGACATCGAATGATGTGCCGAAGAAGGGTTACCCCCTAGTGCAAAGTCTTCTTCATGTTGAACAGCGTGCTGAATTTCATGAAGAAGGGTCTTACGAATATCAGAGATATTTCGATCAACCTTCAAAGAGATCGACTCGCTTTGAGGATGAAAAGAACCAGCATATCCCGGATTGGATTCTACGGTTACAGGCATTTCTTTGAAAGAAGGATATCTGGAGAAGAGTTCCGGATGGTCAATAACATCACCAAGATTGACAGAACCCAGAGGATTCCTAATTAGTTCGTTAAGCTTATCCTCGTTTATCTTGGCATGTTGATCATTGATCTCACGACGAGCCTTACCATCAGGACCAATAAACCAGCCAGTTTCTCTGTGTACAGGCGAACCCCAAGAGAGGTCCTCTCCACTAGTTTCAGCATCTATAGCGCGATTAAGATAGCCCTTGCCGTCGTCGAAATAACCACGACCTTCCGAGAGATTCTTTTCCATCTCTCCTTGCGCACCAGTAAACATATAGCGAACACCTTCAAAGGTATTGCTAGTATGTTCACCCTTAGTGACGGTAGCATGAGCCTGAGCAAGGATGTGCTGTACTTCAGACCAAGTCATCTTATCGGCCCACTTGAAGCCCATACGACGCCCCCACTGCCGTACAATAGCAATGATATGATTGATCATCGCCGGTTTAATCTCTCCCTTCTCGGAGAGTTCAGCGAGGACTTCCTCTACACCACGCATAGTCCGGGTAGCCGGATCACGATAGAGTTTATCGTGGCCTTTACGAGCGAAGTATTCATCGACCTTCTTACGGATCAGTCCGTTACGGTCGTAGATATTCTGAAGAGCGTTATCAAGGTCCTTCTGGAACAGGTTCTTAAGACCACTGTGACCGAGGGCTTCGTGGTAGATACCTGCCGTAAGGATTTCCGGAGACTTGACATTGCTGGCAATGATGTGGACATTACCGTCTTCATCAAAAATAGCCGGAGCCGTCAGAGCCCCGTCACGACGCATTCCGTTGTACACTTCCTTAGGAAGCGAACGAACCGTCTTGACGACATTAAACTTAGGAGCGTTGGTCCATCCTTGAGTAATCTCTTTGATGTGATCATCTAGTTCCTGTACACGGAGATCGCTTTTCGTAGGACCCTTAGTAACAGGTTCTTCGATACCAGCAGACTGCTTGATCTGAGACAGTTCACCATCAGACAGCTGTGCCTTACCGCCAGTGGCAGGATCAGTCAGTGCAACCTTTCCGTCAGGATAGGCAAAGCCTGTAGCCTTGACTTCTCCCGTTTCCGGATGAATGTACGTGATAGTCTTGGTACCCGAACCATCAGGATGGGGTTCAACAACAGCTTGGTATCCTACAGGAGGATAGCTCTTCTCTTGACCCTGCTGGCGAATGATATCAGCCAGACGAGTCTGAGCTGTTGCAGGAGCTGCTTCAGTCGGAGCTTCAGGACGAAGTTTACGAAGACCCTTACTAACGAGTTCACCAGCACCTTCAAATCCAGCCTGACCGAGAACACTCATGCCGAGACGTTCAGCATCGATACCAGACTGCAGACCCTGAGCATTCTCCATGCCCTGATTAGCGATATCGACAGCGCCACCGATACCTGCCTGAGCAGCAATACGAGCAGCAGCAGACTGGCCGGGAGCAATCAGGTACGTCGGATCAGCAGAACCAATTACATCACCAATGAACTTAGCGCCGGTGTCGAGAATAGGATTCTCTGTACGGCGCTCCTGATCCTTCCAGAACTGTTCATTAGCTCCACGAGCTTCAAGAGTTTCTTCTGCGTCAGTGCCAAGAACAGTCCGGCCAATGTTCTGCAGAAGACCGGGACCATACCGGCTAGCCGACTCTCCGATCTGACGACCAAGAACTTCCGTCGGAGACAGAGTAGGAGGAGCTGACAGTTCGGCACCAGTCTGAGGAGCTTCTCTGTTAGGAGCAGGATTAGCAAACGAGACACCCGAAGGGAGACCGCCATTGCGGTAGTAGTCAAGAATAGCTCTAATCTGCGTCGGGTCTTTCAACCGGTACTGATCAGCAGCAGTCGCCTGATCACCGAAACGAACGGCATCAAGGTCCTTCTCAATGTCTTCATTAGGACGTCCAGCCTTTACCTGATCATAGAGATGCTGAGCAAATGCGGCCTGATCGTTCAGTACAGAGCGGTCAATAGTCATACGGCCAGCAGGAATACCATCGGTAGGATCAATGTCGTAGCCACGATCAATGATACTGTTCTTAGGCAGCGTGGCAGTTGCAGGAGCAGCTTCACCAATCTCCCATTCGCTGCCCTTAGACACAGCTTTGGGAACTGGTCCTACTTCCCATTCACTATCATTTTCAGTAGTTGGGGTGGGACCGAGTTCCCATTCGCTGTCAGCCATAGTAATTATCCTTTACTGTTCAACCCATCTCTTACCATCAGAGATGAATCTTTGACCGGTTCGTCTATTAGTTAGAGGAGTTCCCTTAGGAGCCACCTTAGGCATACCGTTAGGAGCAATTGTAGGAGTAGAACCGGGACGCTTACGAACAGGCTTAACACCACGTCCACCACCAGCTTCTAGGCCAGCATCAGTGAACTCAGTGTTAGCCCTAGCATACGCAGCGCCTGCTTCATTCGCAGCAATACGAGAAGGAGCAACACGGGCAGCTGTTCCAGCCTGTGAAGCAGCAGCGCCAGCACGCACAGCGTTGGAGTCTGCATTCCTGCTTCCGATACCTTCAGTCGCCAGATTGTGTCGACCGCGTTCCTTGAGACTATCTTGACCGAGCTGTGCCATAACCTGCTGATTAACAGTCGTGCCATTGCCTACCGCCCAAGCATCAATTGATCTAGGGTCCATCCCTTGTAGCTCAGACCAATCAAGATTCTTGCTTGCCCCGTACGCAATAACGTCTTCTATCGGCATACCTGCAGCAGTCATGGCCGCTGCTCGCTTACGATAGATTTCATCTACCTTGGCATCACTGGTATTAGCAGTTGCCGTAGCTGTCATCTTCCGAATAGGCACCATTGCGCTACGATAAGCGTTTAGACCCTGAGCAGAATACAGTTGCTCTGCCAATCGAGGATCATACTGAGCCACCTTAGCAATAGCTGCCGTAGGATCAGTTCC